GTGAAAACCGGGAAGATTTCTAAAGTTGTTATTGCTTGTAAATGTGGTGCGGCCTTGAATCCACAAAAGGGAACTTACGTTCCAGCTCGTCCTGGACATCACAATACAGGTGTCCAAGTTTCACAATTTTTCAATACAATCAAAACGCCTGAACAACATTATAACCGATGGAAAGAAGCGACTACTTCCATCAAGAAGAAGAATTATTACATTTCTGTTTTGGGCTGGCCGTATTCAACTGATGACGAAAAACCGGTAACTCAAAGTTTACTTGATTCGATGCGAGGTGATCACGGTATTCCCGAAGGAGTAGATTCGTTTACTTACATGGGCGCAGATCAAGGCGACACGGTTCACATGCTTTTCGGGGAACACACATCGGATAATCGAATAAAATTATATCCGGCAAAATTTTCAGTTCTCAATGAATCGGAAATCAATCGAGCGATTGAAAAATTCAAGGTATATAGTGGAATCGTTGATGCCTTGCCGAACAAAAGCTGGTCGGTAAAAACCGCAAAGAGATACAACGGTTTTATTAGAATTCAATATTTTTCAAAACGATTTTCAACTACCGACGAATCGATTGTCTCAGAAGATAAATCGGAAGGAATTGAAGTCGTAAACGTAAACCGAGACGAAACTCTTCAAGATACTGTGGATGCAATTAAAAACGGGAAATTTCTTTTTCCGGATAAATCACGTCTTTCTGATTATGACCTGGAACTTGCCGAAGAGTTAGATTTACATTTGAAAATGTTAATTAAAGAACGTGGAGAAGATGAAAACGGAAAACCAAAATATTCCTTTAAAAAAAAGGTTCCAAATCACTTTGGTATGGCCTTAAACTCTCTTCGTCTTGCTTTCGAGTTGGGGGCTCCATGAAATTTTCGGAACGAATTTCTAAGCAAGTTGATTCTTTTGTAGATATTTTTCGGAGTAAAGAAACGAGTTTTGCCATTTCTCCAGATATTCCAAAATCATTTTCTAATATGAAATCGGAAATAATAGATTTCATGGCCGACGTGAATCCGGACTATCCTTTGGAAATGATCCCGAGTCTTTCGAAACTGGCACTAATAAATCCTGACTTCAATCAGAATTTGAAACGAACGATTTTTCTTATGAATACAGGATTCAAATGGGAGTTAGAAGGTGCAAGTCAAGGTGTGGTAGATTCTGCACTTCTTGAAATAGATAATTGGTTCGATACACATCCCGGAATCACAAACAAATTGATTCGTCAAACCGCGATCATGGGAGTTTTGTCGGCTGAGGCGGTGCCATCTATGGAAATGGATTCAATCGAGACTGCACAACTCATTCCCGTTTCTAAAATCAGATTCAGAAAAGAAAAGATAGAAGGAAAAAACGGGGTGGTTCGGTATCGATTCGTTCCACATCAATTATTAGGAAACGGGTCGTCTTTGCAATTAAACGAAGAGATCTATACCTACGAAGCTCTTGAAACTGAAGAAGACAATCCGTACGGAATCCCTCCCGCAATAGCCGCAATTCGATCTATGTTTTCTCAAGGTCGCGGAATGGAGAACTTAGAAAAATCGACTCGCAAATGGGGACTCCTTGGATTTCTTTCTGTAATACTTTCAAAGTTCAAACCAGAGCCGGGAACGGATTTGAAAAACATTTCAAATTTACAAGAAGAGCATTTAAAAAAGTCCGCGAAAAAAATAGAGAAATCGATTGAATCCGGTTTATTGGTTGGTTCCGACGGAACGAAAATCGATCACCATTCCATCACTTCCGAGAAATCTTCCGGTATGAAAGACGTAATGGAAATTATCGAGCAACAACTTTGCTCAGGAATGGACATCGATATGTTCATGCTCGGACGTCCCACCGCAGTAACGGAAACATACGCAAAAATCACTTCAAAGTTGTTTTTGATGAAGGGCGAAAATATTCGCCATCCAACGAAACGATTTTTAGAAAAAACACTTACCCTTCACCTTCGATTGAAGGGATACCGATTTTTAAGACTCAAAGCCTCTTGGCAAAAGGGAGTTTCTCTCAACCCCGAAGAGGATGCGTTTGCGCGTAAAACAAATGAGGAAGCGGACAAACTCCATACGGATCGATTGATCACACTCTATCACGAGGGAGTAATCGATCTCGATGAATTGGCGAAACAACACGGTTACGAAAAGGCCGCAGGAACGAGGTTTTCTAAAAACGCGTTAGGTGCCTTTTTAAGGGTTCTTGGAATCGACCCGCTATCTCAGGAGGGGAAAACTCTCGTGAACACCTATGAACACCTTTCTAAACGCAATGAAATGGAATCGGATCGGGGTTTAAAACCCGATTTATCACAATCCGATGAGAATGATGAGGAACTTGAAGAAAAGTTTCAAAAAAAAAAGAGCATTCTGACCAATGTTGTTCCGATACGCGGACGCAAACATTAGGAAAATGGAATGAGGAGGAAGAGAAACAGTTAGAAGAAATCGTCCAACGTGGTTTGAAGAAGATTATTCATTCTTACGGGGATCAAGTTAAAAAAGTTCTAAGTGGTATTCGATTCAATCTCGATTCGGAAGACGCCGTTAAACTCATCACCGATAAAATCATTCAGGAACTCGGAACGGAATTTCCGGAATTAACTCGGGATCAGGTTGAAGAATTTTCAAGAGAAGCGTGGGAAGTTGGTCAAGCGTATAAAGTTGGCGTAAAAGATATCGCGCCTATTATCAATCAAGATGCGATCGATTTTTTCGGACGATTAAATAGCGCAGACTACGGAAAACTTTTCAATTCACAAAGAGAGATTTTTGAAGAATCAATTCGTTCTGTTTTAGAAGGGAAAAAGACAAAAGGAGAAGCTCTCAAAGCACTAAAAGAAAAACTCGGAGTGGATTTAGAAAACAAAGAACTTACCGGACGAATCGAAGACATTTTTCGGAACAAAGTTTATACGTCTCAGAATTTTTCAAGAATTCAGAGGATGCAGTCTCTTGGAATCACGGAAGTAGAAATCGTTGCGATCATGGACGCAAAAACGTCTCCGATTTGTAGAGAACTCAACGGACGTAAGTTTCAAGTTTCCGAAATGAATGATTTTGTAGAAGAGTTCATAAGTAATCCGGTTGACGAAAACTTTTGGAACAAATATCGGCCTCCGACGGCAAAAGAGATTCGAGATTTCCCGTCGATGAGTTCGTCCGATATTTTGAAATCGATCACAGTCAAATGTCCTCCGTTTCATTTTAGATGCCGGACGACGATTGTGATGTTCGTAAAATCGGTTCTCAATCGGATTACAGGAAATGGAAAAACTCCGTTGGATGGCAAACTTGAATCCCCTGAAAAGATTTTGAAGCGAGATAGAAATCGAATCGAAACAAGGAAAAAAAGTCTGAGTGGACTTGAGCCGGATGAATTTGTAAATAAGATTGCGTCGTTGCAAGGTAACGCAGTTTGGAACTCAGACAAATTAAAATCGAGTTGGAAAAAACGAGTTGCGGAAGGAGATTCCGAAAGTTTTGGAAAAACAGAGGCCACATACGCAACTAAGGGTCTTGATGTTTTGAAGAATTTCAATACACTATATGCGTATTCGACGGAAGATAAAAAGACGAAAAGTAAATTTTTCAAATTTGGATTCGTTCAAGATCAAAAAGATGGAGGAAAATTTTTCGTTCCGGTAAATGCGGAAACTTTCGAGATCGAAAATCTTTTCGAGCTTGAGTCTGAGAGTTTTACGAATTCATTTTTGAAGGTTGCATGACATACGCAAGAATTTTAAAACTGATTGAATTCGTAGATAACGGAAGCGTTGAGGAACAAGAAATGCTTGTCCAAATCCTCGACGAGATAGATGGAAAGTTTGAAGATTGTGACGTGAATCTCGTCCGAAAGTTTTCTAAACTTTCTCATCTTTTTGGTGGAATGGATCTTACAGAAAGTTCTTGGAGATTTTTTCCTTTGGAAATTTCATCGGGAAAATATCCTTTGGATAAACTTCCCGAATATGTGCGAGAAATCGCCAAAGAGTTATACTACAAATAAAGAGCGAGAAACTCGCCTAACTACTTAACGCTTCCATGAACGGAAGCAATGGCAAAGGAAAAATTACAATACGATTCTAACGGCTGGGCTGAGTTGTCAAGCGGTGTGCGACTTCATACCTCTGGACAAGGCCAAGTCATACTTCGCGCGTCTGGACTTGTCTTATCTTCTGGCGCAAGATTAGGAAATGGAGGCGATCCCTCATCCGAGGATTTACCGTATGCAGAATTCAAATTTCGGATGTTGTCTAAAACCCTTATCAAAGGGTATTGGATCGATTTCACCAAAGACAATATCTTAAAAGACGCAATCAAACTTTTCGAGACAAAAATATTCAAAGACCATATTACGAATGTTGAAAATTCCATCGGCGTTGTTCTGAATCCTACTTGGAACTCAGAAAAAGGAAACGAAGGAATCGATGCAACATATCGCATCTTTCGGGAATTCGGATCTTCAATCATCGGTCGGTTAGAAACCGAACCTCCGATTCTTGATTCAACTTCCGCTGGGGTTCATTTCACATTCGAAAAATCTCATCCGGATTTGGATTATTTCTATTCCAATCTCGGACGCGAAATTGACGGGCATATCGTACGATTCATCATCACAAAAATCTTGGCCGTTCCAGAAACGTCCATCGTTTACGCGGGAGCAGACCCCAAGGCTAAACGATTCTCAATACCATCGAATCATTTTGAAGAATCCTCGTCCGATCCGGGGGAGGAAAACCCAAAGGAGGAAAACATGAAAATCAAACTTAAAGTTTTCGAGTCCTTGGGTGTCGCGTTAGAACCTTTCGGTCTGGAAAAACAGGGCGATGAAATCGATCTGACAAGCGCAAATTTAGAAGCCGTTTTTAAAGAAGCGGGTTCAAAAATTTCGCAGTTGGAAACTTCTCTCGGGTTATACGCGGGACTCTCCGATCTCGACAAATTCTCAGCGGGGTTCGATCACAAAACGAACGTTGCGAAACTAAAGAGGCTTTTAGAAGAGCCAAAGAAATTTCTTGAGGCTATACGAAACGAAGCTCTTCGCCTTTATGGCGTATTTACTAAAGGCAAAGAAAATTCTTCGATCGTATCCATGATCGAAAACGCAGATCTCGAACAGGCCAAGGCATTCGCTGAACAGTATGGGGCAAAACTCGAAGAAATCTTCCCTGAAAGAGAAGACGAATCGGGGGGAAAAACAAGAGCTTCCGGAAAAGGCTTAAGCATTGAAGAAAAGCCAGAAAAGAAATTCAAAATCAAGGTAGGTTAAACATGGCTAACGAGGACGAAATTGTAGTTAAAGCCGACGGTATAAAAGAGCCGCTTTTAGCATCTTTCAATTATTCGGACATCACCGAGGCAGATGTCGGAAAGGTTGTTTCGATCACGGGAGAAATGACCGTTTCTAAAACCGCAAATGGAAGTAAGTTCGATGGAACGTTAGAGTCTGTCGAGGGAAATGTTTGTCTAGTAAGACTCGACGGAGTATTTAACTGTTCGTATTCGGGAACGGCTCCGTCTTTCGGCCAAGACACACTCGTCGCCGACGCAGACGGTAAGGTAAAAAAGGATGCCTCTGGAAAATCCTACCTCGTATTGAGCGTCGATACGACAAATAAGATCGTAAAATTTCTAAAAGGATAAAGGGATGAAACTAAAATACATATTCATTTTTCTAATCGGACTCTTTGTCTTCTTTATGGGGACGGAGTTATTTTCCGAAACACAAAACTTATTTCAATTCGATTTCTCAATCGTAGTGAAAGGTATATCTATGGCGATACCTCCAATTCTTACCACAGGTCAGAATTTGGAGTTTTCTTCAAAAGACCTGAAAACTTTCAAACTTGAGAGTGGAATGTATGATGACGCCAAAGAACAAAATCTTTCTTTCGGTGAATATTTAGAGAAGTTGGAAGAAAAGGACGGCTTAGAGTTTAAAGGGGATTTGGCGAAATTGTCCGCGTTGGATCGTCAACTTCTTGCTCACGACATCAATCCTTTCAGTTCTGCAACTTTGGTCGAAGATTTTTTTAAGACTACGAATTCTCCGGTCCTTTTTCCCGCTTGGATCGATCGAAACATTTATCTGGGAATGAATCAAGGTAAACGAACTTTGCGACTCGACGACTTACGGGCCACAAGTCAAAAGATTCCTTCCAAAGCGATCGAGATCATCGGAATGGATTTTGCAAAAGAGGACGTGAGCCTTGCTAAAATAACAGAAGGCAGCGCACTTCCGACAGCAACGATCAAAACCAAAGGTAAATCCATATCAATGCAAAAAGTAGGAAGAGAAATTCTATTCTCCTATGAAGCAGTTCGTAGAATGCAAATCGATCTCGTTTCGATTTTTTTTCAAAGAGTTGGATTTAGTTTTGGAAGACAACAAGTAAACGAAGGACTTTCCGTTTTGAAAAATGGTAACGATGCAGATTCCAAATCTCCCGACTCTAAGACTAAAGAATTAGTCTGGAAGTATGCAGATCTGATCGATCTTATTTTTGCCAAAGCGCCGGAAGGCCACGAATTCGATTACTTAGTCCTAACACCAGAATTCATGTATAAGATTCTTACCGATCAGGATAATTTTCCCCAATTACAAACATTGAATCTTTCCGAGAAGTTTGTGGCAAGTGGAGAATTTCAAAACTTCTTTGGTTTGAATTGGAGATTACATCCGAACGCAGGTGCAGATACAGCGATCGCTTTTGAAAAATCGACTTGCCTTACCTACTACGAAGAAGCGAAAAGTTCGATCATCGAATCCGACAAGATTATCAACAAGCAGTTCGAACGATCTACAATCAGCCTTTGGTTTGGATTCGTGAAACTTTTTCAGGCCGCAAGTCATATCAAAACTTTAAAAATCGGACCCTAAGGAGAACTAAGAAAATGATCAACGCGTTACCTGACCTAAAAGCTCTCGTTGGAATCAAACCGTCCGATCTGGACATGAACGATTCCGTAAATCTCACAACGGATAAAACAGAGTTTGAAGAGTTTTTGGAATCGGTTGCGGATAATGCGTTGAAGTTGATTCAAAGTTGGGAATATTCAATTCCTTCTGCTCCCTATCCAAGAGAGTTAAGAAGGGCGGAAATCCTTTTAGTGAAAGCGGAGATAATCGAAGAATCCGGTCTATCCGATGTTGTCGATCCGGAAGATTTCCAAGTCGGAGGTCAGAACGGTGAACGTAGAAAAATGCGAAAACTGACTCCGGAGGAACGTGGAGATAAGGCCGCGCAATTTAGAAACCGTGCGTATTTTACTCTCTTCGGAAGATATCCGGAACCAGACTCGGGGTTTGCATGAGCGTTGAAAGTATTCTACGAAGATCATTTGAGAAAAACACAAATGCGGATTTCGTAATATTGAAAAAGTCCGTTGGACCCGTTGGAGACGACGAATTAAACGCGTTCAAAAAAGATAACTGGACTCGATTGAAAAGTGTTCGAGGCTATTTTAATTTCAATACCCAGACGGAAACCAAAGGAACCGGAGGAGAGCGACAAGGATATGACGCGATTGCAGAAATTCTTTTCGATGAAATCGAATCCATATCGAATCAACTGGATCAGACCTGTCGGATTTTTCGGGGAACGATCGCGGAAGATATACCGATAACGGAAGAAATTGCGAAAGCCGCATGGAATATTGAGAAATTTTTACCAGGGAAACGAAGTGGAAAATTTTCCGTCGTTGTGGTTGGGCTTAAACTCCCGGAAAAAGGAAATCAGGTTTTCCTTAGATGAGTGGAATTTCGTATAACGATAGCTTGAAGAATTTGTTTAAGAACACAAATAACAAACTTCAATCTTGCATTGGAAAAGCGAATATCAAAAACGCTTATCTCTTGCAGGTTCTTATCACTAAGGGATATCGGGATCAGAAATACGCTTCTCAATACGAAGCGTTACATCCGGAAACGATCGCAAGAAAAAAAAGGAAGGGACTTGATCCCCGGTTTTTAATCGAGGGTGATAAGAGTAAGTCGGAAGATCTATGGAAAAGTTTTGAAGTTGCAACCCTCGAAAATTACGAGGCGGTTGTCGGAACGAATGCGAAATACGCGAGAGCGCAGGAACTTGGTTACGAAGCTGGAGGGATAAAAGCGCGCTCGGTTGTTGGTCCTTCTATCGAAGAAGGTTACGAACAGTTTAAGGAGAATTACAAAAACGGAATGCGGGAGTTCATGAAACAGTGAAAAGCGGACATATCAAATATCTCAAAGAATTGATTAGATCTATAAAAACCGATCCGATTCCACCGGATACAAATCCACGTCAGCTTTTTTCGAACGAAAGAATCTTTGAAGTTCATCCTACGGTTGATAAATTTCAAGAGTTGATTCCGTTTTGTGTGATAGAACATACCGCAAATCAACCGGAACGAAACGGAAGAAGAACGGAGCGACTCGAACCGACGATGATCGATGGAGTAAAAAATCTCCAGTTTTTGAAAGAACATTACAAGCAGGAATACAAATACGTTTTGAATTTCTGGTTGGATGATGTGAGTCAGGATATTCTTTCAAAAGGCGATTTTACTGGAAGTCCACTTGATTCCGGGATCGTAGATCAAGCACTGATCTACATCGCAAAACATGAACGTTATGCGACTTTCCAAGGTGCAACAGTGGAGATCCGACCGGGAAAGACTGCGCTCGTTACCGATCCAGCGGAGAAATCGAGTCTCTATAAAATCTACTTGGAGGTCATTTTTAAAGACGGAATTTTTGAAGTGGAACAAGTTCCTACGTTGGCTTCGGGAACTTTTGAAATAGAGGAGCCAACAGAAATTGTCAGCTCGGAGGAATTATGAAAACAAACGAGTTTATTCAAAAACATAATATAAGAACGGCTCTTGCCACAGGATTCAAAGAGCATTTGCGTTTTGATCCGGAAAGTGACATGACGGAAGAATATCTTATCGCGACGTTTCAAGAATTTGCAGGTGTGAAAACGGATGGATCTCCTCTTGATAAAACAAATGACGAAGATCTAAAACATCTTCTTAGTCCTACAAAAGGAATCAAACTTTCCGATGAAGGACTTGCAAAAGCGCGGACACCAAAAGATACTGTTCTAACAGAAAAAGAAATAAAGAGCGCATAACGCTCCAAACTACTACTTACTCGCTCCAGAAAAGGAGCGAAAGAATGGCAACAGGCGACGTTTCCACGTATCATCAAGACGGTGGAATCAACTTCAACGACGTCAAACCGGATCGTGTAGGTTCTAAAGTTGGAACTGCAGAAACCGGAGATGCAAATCGGATTTATGTAATCAATAACGCGCCGCAAGCGAGAGACGTTTTCGGTCGAGGCGAACTTGTAAAATCTCTCGAACAGTTTTTCGAAGAATTTGACGAATCTAAAGGTCAAAAGCCGGTTCCGGTTCTTTGTGTCCGACCCGTAAACGACGTCGCAGGAACAATTGGAACTCCGATCAAAACAGGCACTGGTCTGGCTGCTCTTCCTACGGTTGCAGGAATTCCAACAGGTGATCGTGTCGTCGTTCTGAAAATCACAAAATCGGGCGCACACGGAATTGCTGAATACCGTAAGTCTACGGACGGAGGCGAAAACTTTTCATCTCCGATCATTACACCCGCTTCCGGTTCTCCAATTTCCCTCGACGTTGGAGTTACAGCAACTTTCGTAAATGCTTCCACTCCAGCAAATACATTTGTGTTGGGTGACACCTATACCTTTACCATTTCCGGACCAACTGCATCCACCGCGTCCCGACTTGCCGCGATCGAAGTTCTAAAAAGAGAATATCGATCCTACTGGATTCATGTTCTCGGTCCTGCAACGCGAGCGTTTGCGATGTCGTGTAACGCGATTTTGGAAGAGATGGAAACCGAACATCATCATCCTTCGTTTATCATTTTAGAAACAAGGGGAAAGAATTCGTCGGAAACGATTCCGGAATATTTCCAATACATCCAAGACGAGTTTGATCCGTTCACTTCTCCGAAAGGAAGAGTGATTATAGCAGTCGGAGAAGCTCGTTATATTCCGGGTGGAGTCAACGCCGCAGGTGGATTTTCTTCTGTAAAAGCAGCCGGGAATACAATGGGAGAATGGAGAAATTTTGCAACGATGGCGACCGCAAAAATTTCGGCGGCTCCGGTAAACGTTTCCATCGGTTACGTCAAGGACATGCGTTCGTTGACGTTCTCCGAAATCCGTTTTTGGAACGAAGGATACAGAGACTACATGGATCTCCTTCACGACATGGGTTTGATGGTTCTGAAAGAATACGACGACTACGAAGGAATCTTCGTCGCACGAGATAAGATTAAGGCAGTCAGTTCTTCCGATTTCAAAGAGCTTCCGGAACGTAGACGCGCGGATAAGATGCACCGTATTCTTTACCGCGAATCTTTACAATTTTTGAATATGGATACGGAAGTCGATTCCGGTTCCGGTGGACTTGAGTATTTAAAAACATATATCGATTCCAAGATCGCCGCCGAAATGGAAGCTCCGGGAAGAAAGGAAATCTCAGGACACGAGATTGTTTTAGATCCGAACAAGACGTTTAACGTGGACCGAATTCTTAGAGCCAAATGTAGAATGTTTGTAAGCAACCGAACCCAAGCGATCGAATGGGAAACTTCTTTCGCAACACCAAAATAGGAGATAGAAAATGGCATTAGAAGTCATCAAAGAAAATTACAGTTTCGCAAATCTCGAACTGAAACTTTTCGGTTACGACATGGTGAACTTTTCCGGATTCAAGTTCGATCATGCTGTAGAGATCGAACTCACTTACGGAAAAGCCGGAGAAGTCGTCGGCTACACAACCAAAAATTACAAACGCACCATCAGCGCGGAAATCTATTTCGAAGAGTTGGATCGTTTGGTTATGCTTGCAGCTCCTTACGGTGGATTGATCGAAAAACTTCCACCGGCTCCCTTGACTGCGATTTTGAAAGCGGAAGGAAGACCCGATTTCAAATACATAGCACCAGCCGTTAAAATTACAAAATACAACGCGGATATCAAATCAGGAAATTCGGGAGCGATAGCGGTTCCTTTGGAACTTGCGCTCCTCTCGATTCCGGTTATCACATTCGCATAACAAAAAGAGAAAACTACTAAGTCGTTTCGAATTTTAGAATATAAGGAAAATAACATGAACCCATTAGTAAGCTCAATCCCCGTGCTCAAAGAAGCGTTTGAAAAACTTCCTCAACCTTACGCCACTATCGACGAAGATTTCCTTTCGAATCACAAAGACATAATCGAAAAAATGAAAGAGCAGTTTTTGGATAAAGGCGGGATCCATCTTCTTGATGTAGGTGAAGAAAGAAAAATCATCTGTCGCGTTCCCAACAAATCGCAAGTAGATGAAGCACTTGAAAAAGCCAGAAAAGAAAAACAAACCGACGTCGCCCAAAGACTTGTTGGGCAATGTTGTCTTTATCCAAGTTTCGAAGTCGTAAACAGTTGGGCGCAAGAATCTCCAGGAATTTTCATCCCACTTAGTAACAAACTCATAGAGCTAACAGCAACCACCAAAGAGGTGACGGCAAAAAAGCTCTAAACGACCGTCTTCGTGAACTTCGTCAAGGGAATGGAATACTTGAAATTCTTAATATGTATTACTTTCCCGGTAGAAAAATTGAATATCCAGAAGACGGCGACGAAAGAGAAAAATACGAAATCCAACTGGCTGCAGAGTTGGAATGGATTCGAGAAATTGAAATCAATATGATGGCCCGCGCCATTGTAAAAGCTTTTAACGGGGAATAAGAAAAGGAGAGGATCATGGACAGCTCAATTTTTGAACTTGGTGTAGTGATTACTCTACGCGACTTAGCTTCCAACAAACTCGACGAAATTAACGACAAGTGGGACGCAATGCGTAAAAAACTTGGCGAAACTCATGGTGAAGTGGTGAAAATGGAAGGAGCGATCAGCAATATTAAGATGGGTGGCGTTCTCCTTGGCGTAGGTCTTGCCGCTGCTTCGCTCACGATGAACCTTGCTGCTTCTCGAATGGAAACCTCCAAATTGGAAGGAAACCTAAAGTCTCTTGGTTTGACTTCGAAAGAAGTTGATAATATAACGAAAGCCGCATACTCCATGTCCTCGCAAATGGGAGAAGGTACAGACAATATTTTGGAAGGTGTCTATGATATCAAATCAGCAATCAATGATTTAAACGGAACTGAACTCGTAGGATTTACACAATCGATTCTTGATACAACAATCGCGACAAAGGGAAATTTCGGAGAACTTTCAAAATTGTTCGGTATGGCGTATCACCAATTCAAGCATTTATACAGCGATATGGACAACGTCCAATTCGGAAAGAATTTGGCGAATGACATCGCGTGGGCTTCGAACGTTTACCGTGCCGACGGAAATTCTATCCAACAAGCGATGGAGTCTATCGGCTCCAAAGCGGCTTCATTAAAAATCAGTTTAGAAGAACAGTCAGCTGTTCTTGGAACTCTCTTAAATTCGATGCAGCCGGGTCCGGCGGGAACTACATTCCGAGCATTCTTAACAAATCTCGGAGAAGGTTTTTCAAAGCTCGGATTAAACGCTTATCAAGCAGACGGCAAACTCAAAAACACAGCAGACCTTTTGGGAGAGATAAAGAAGAAATTTGGAGATTCTTTGGATCTAAAAGAATCAGACGTGATCAAAAAAGCCTTTGGTACGGATGAGGCCGTCCAGTTTATCAATACTCTCTTACCAAAAACAGACGCTCTCGGTAAAGACATCAAAACGATCGTTGACTTAAGTAAGAATCAAGACTATCACTTTCTCGAAATTGCGAAACAGGCAAACCTCGAATCTCTTCCTACGCAAATGAAACGTGCCTCGGAAGGTTGGGAGAATTTTCAAAAAATACTTGGAAAAGGAATCGAAGATTCCGGTCTCAAGACAATCGTTTCGCTTTTTGCGAATGGACTTTCGATCGTAAACGATTTTCTCGCGCAACACCCGAAGATCGCGGAGTTCGCCGGAACGTTTCTTATGCTAACGACTGTGGCGACGCTGGGAGCCGGCGCGTTTCTTCTTTTGAAAGGGGCCTGGACAGCGTTCTCCGTTGCAATGAATCTCGGGCTTGTTTCGAATCCACTTGGATGGATTGTAATTGGTGTCGTGGCCGCGATCGCGGGAATCGCTTTGCTTATTACTTATTGGGATGAAATTAAAACAGCGGCGGTTTCCGCATGGACTTGGATTACCGAAACGTGGGCGGGTCTTGGAGGTTTTGTAAAACTTCTTGTGGCTTGGTTTCTTCCCTTTATTGGAATTCCTCTTTTGATACACGAGCATTGGTCTACGATCAAGGATTTTCTATTCGGAATCTGGGATGGAATCGTTTCAGGAGGCGCAAAAATTAAATCAATGTGGAACGATTCTCCTTCTTGGTTCAAAGGTCTTGCCTATGGTCTCGCTTTACTTACGTTACCCGTAACTTGGATGATAGCTGTTCCGGCTTTGATCATTTCTCACTGGGATACACTTAAGAATTTCGTAACCGGATTTACATCTCAAGTCTTAGAGGCGTTTAACTCACTCCCGTATGGAGTTAAAGAAGCTCTAATATTAGCTTTTGTGAATCCGTTCCTTGGTCTTGGAAGTCTAATCTGGTCCGCAATCAGCAATGTTATAGGGAACATCCGAAATCGTATGAAAGAATCCGGATTGAGTCTTTTTAATGCGTTCGGTTTGGGAATATTGGACTCGATTAGCGATTTGAAAACGACAGTCAATACTGTAATGGGCGTGATTGCTCGTTTTTTACCACACTCGAACGCAGATGAAGGGCCGTTGTCGAATTTAACCGGAAATGGAGCTGCGTTTGTGGATACGTTTGCCTTGGGAATGAAACAACGGAAGGCAACTCTTGGATCGGTATTAACCGAAGTGACATCCGGATTTGAATCTGGTTGGGGAACTATGAAGAATAGTGGAATCGCGTTGGTAGAAACATTTGCGACCGGAATAAAATCTAACGTTGATAAAGCTTATGATGCAGTAATTAAAGTGGCTGAAAAAATTAGACGCCCACTACCAAATTCAGATGCGAAAGAAGGTCCCTTATCCACTTTAACAAAGTCCGGTCGAGCTACCGTTACAGCTTTTGCCAGTGGTATCGAAACCGAAACTCCACGATTAAAACCGGTGATGCAAAGATTCAATGAAACTCTGAAACCAGAAAAAGGAATTATTTCCAGACTTAAGGAAGAATCGGATGAAAACGAAGGTGGTATACTTTCCGGAAAGAAAGGTTCTTCAATCAACATCGGAAGTTTAATCGGACAACTCGTTATAGGTGGCGGTAGAGAAAACAAACGTCAAATCGGAGAGATTTTAGCGGATGCTCTCTTTGATGAACTTGATCGATACGAGGAAGTTTCAGCATGATCGGAGGAATTACACCACCCATTGCACCCGCTGGCTACATTCCACCGGAGATCATTACTGGGGATACGGATAGGCTTCTTGTTGGTGATTACGAATTTCCTTCTGCAACTAAGATTACTTGCAGACAAGAAAAACGAATCCAGTTCACGCCCATTCCTGGCAAGAAAGGAACGATAAAGGAACTTACTGGATATGATGACTGGAATATAACGGTTGAGTTTACAGTTCTTGCTGCTGTTTACGGTGCCGGTCTTCTTGCCGCTCCTTCAAACCCTTTTGTTAAAACAATGATCCAGAAGATGAAGGAACTCAGAGATATTTGGGAAAGTAAAGAAACGTTGTCTGTCACACACGCGATGCTAAAAGCGTACGGTATTAAGAATGTAGTTTGTAAATCATTCCAAATTCCAAACTCACCAATTCAATACAATCAACCGATTACGATTGTATTCGTTTCCGATGAAGAATTTGATTTGGATCTTGCGTCTTTGGATGCAAAAAGTTCAATCGTGGAGTCCACGTTATGAGTTTTTTCTACATATTAAAATCCAGTGATACATTACAAAGATTATCTTCTCGCTTTTTTGGGAACTGGGAGTTATGGAAACTCATCTTAGATAACAATTCGCACATTCTTGACTGGAGAAATTTGGAAGCTGGAATTCAAATTGAGATTCCAGATCCAAGAACGGAAGATGTTTTTCATACAATCGAATCCGGTGATACCTACGAATCTTTGAGTCTTCTTTATTATGGCACCGAACATTTTTCCGGAAGAATCAGACAAGATAACGATAATATCCAGCCGTACGAAAACATTGGAATGAATCTGTTCATTTCTGCGTTGGTTTCCAAAAACGATCTTTTGAATGCAAGAAAAAGGTTATCGTAGTGTTTGTCTTAGATCAAGAGCTGAATATTGGAGGGATAAAATTTCCCGCTGTGACCGAAGTCATTTTAGAATCTTCTCGTGAAATACCAACCGATATTTTAACCATAAAGCTACCCAAATACAAGAATCTAAAAAAAGAGACGATTCGGAAATATTCGAAAGTAACTTGGAAAGCAGGATATACTCAATATGGATTGATTTCTGAGTTTAACGGGTATGTCTTAGAGGTAAGTCCGACAGTTCCACTGGAACTTAAATGTGTGGATCCGTTTTTCTTTTGCCAACGAAAAAAGATGGCAAAGAATTATCACAACGAATCTTTATTATCATTTTTGAATGATTGTATCCATCCTCAAATTAAATCCGATATAACAATTTTAGTTAGAGATCCAGACATTAAGAATATTGTAAGTATCAATTGTGCAAATAAATCCGCTCGATACGCGCTTTCAGAATTAAAAAAGACATGTGGAGTTGATGTGTTTTTTCATGACTGGAAATTGATCATACAGAAGGCATTCGTTCATCCAAATCTTTTTTCAAAATCAAAGGACAAGAAGGTGGTCAAAAGTCAGAAACAATCTGGATCAGGTTCCACAAATCCTTCCGGATCGTTTCCAATTTTTCGTTTTGGTCAAAACATTATTCAAGAAGAACTTACTCCAAGAGAGAAGAAAGAAATCAAAGTTATTGTTCGTGGAGAGGATCCAAAGACCGGTACTACTTACCAAGGAAGTTACGGAAACGGAGAGTCGTTATATTTTGAAGTCGATGGACTGGATAGCGGTGGGGCCACGAAAAGAGCACAAGAATTATTTTTGGAACACTGCGGGTCTGGTTTTAACGGAAAATTTCTTACATTCGGCTATCCTTCCGTAACTCATTCTCAAGTCATTGACATTCAGGATACGGAAGATTCTTCCCGCTCTGCAAAAACCTTTGTAAATAGAGTGATTAAAACCTTTAACATAAACGGATACAAACAAGAAATTTATCCCGGCTTCTTTTATGAACCTCCAAAAAATGGATCTGCAAAACCGGCTAAGAACGAAAGTAAATTCCGAAACGACTATATAGGTCCACAGCCATGACGGAAGACAAGACGATAATCTCTGCAATCGTTCGCGCCTGGAAAATCGGCTTCCCAATGTTTTTTCCAAAATCCGGAACGGTCGAATCTGTAAACAAGACCATGAAAACCTTGAAAGTAAAAATCAAAGATGATTTTATTTCCGATGTAACTTGGACAGAGCCGGTTGTTCCTATGGTAGGATCCAAATGTTTACTTGTAGCTCGTGAAAACATGTCGGAAAGATATACGGCTTTCGCGTTCGAAAAAATCGATTCCATAAAAACGAAAGTGGCAGATCAAGTGGAGATTGAATTCTCAGAATTTAAGGCTTTCGTAAATTACAAAAATCTGATTAAACTTACGATTGATGAAACTGGTCTTACGCTCGATCTCGGTGTAAATAAACTAAAAATCAAAGGCGACATCGATCAAGAAGGAAATTTCAAAACCTCGGGTAAGATAGATGCAAAACAAGAAATCACTGCTTTCGCGCAAACACCGGCATCCGTTGGTCTGTCAACTCACTTGACCGATTATACCGACACACCGGTCGGCCCTTCTGTTACTTTGAAACCAAAGGCAGGAACCTAATATGTTTGATTTTAGAAATGATCCAGATCACTTCGGAGACTTGGTATTAGATCCCGCAAACGATGATTTTCAAATTGACTCGGATTCCATACGGATTGTTCTTTCGGAAATTCGGGAAATGTTCGAAATGCAAGTCGCTGACGATATTGATTTCCCGGAAATCTTTTCGAAACAGAGAGTTGTTATGAACTCTTCGGAATATGCAGATCAGGCGGCCAGACTCCGAGACGCGGAAAGAATTCTCTGTTTACATCCTTTTATTGAAACTTCCAGCTTAAATGTAGATCTAAATTCTGAGAATAATTTAGTTGTAAGTTTTAGATTGACGACCGGAGAATCGGTTAATAGACTTTTAATGAGGTAAACGATGTATAAAATTTTGATACTGCTTTTGATTCCAAATTTCGCATATTCAGAAAGTGCGGTATCGGATTGTACGTTCAAAGGTAAAAAACTTTTCGGACGAATTCAATTCGTTTCCTCCATGCCTGACATTCGCGTCCGATCTGTAAGTTCTGCTTCCGATCTTCGCGTTCAAACTGTAACTCATGTTCCTTCTCAATGTGGCGAATGGCAAATTGTAAAATCTTTTCCGGATTTTCGCGTACAGATAGACGCAAACGCCACCGATTTTACAATTCAATTTGTAGATTCATTTCCTGGGGTTGGGCCGTGAACCTAAACGTAACGAAGGATCAAGTTCTTTCCGATCATATTCAGACGATTAAGTCCTCTGGTGTTTTTAAAAATCACGCTTTCAGTCCTCTATCAAAAACTTTCTCTCTTGTAAGAGCTGTTGCTAACGCGGTTTTTCTTTTCATTGATTCGGATTTAGTTTCGATTCAAAAAGCAATTCATCCACATACAGCGGAAGAGCAAGATCTCCACGAACATTTGATTCGTAGAGGAATGCAGTGGAAGCCTTCACTTCCCGCAATCATTAAGGTTCGTATCGGATCTTCAACACAACCAATGATTGATAGAGAGATTCCTCAAGCACTCATTCTAACCACTCTCGGAAATGAAGCGCAACGTGTTCGATTCTTCATCAAGGACGCCGTAAAACTTCCGGCTGGAATTGTAGCGGATGCACAAGGTAAGTTTACCGTAGAAGCCTTCGCACAATGCACAGTTGACGGTCCGATCGGAAATGTAGTTCCCGGTTCTATTGCAGATATTGAGAGTCCTCCAGAGGGGATCAATTACGTGATCAATTTAGAATCAGATCCAGTTCAACAAGGCCAGTTTAGAGAAACGATCACTTCTGTACGTGCAAGATTAAAAACTGCGGAAGGAGTTTCTTCTAAATGGACACCTGCTTGGTATCTTTCCGAGGCTGAAAGTTTTGCATTTGTAAAACGAGCAATTTTCAAAAGTGCAAAACTCTTAGGGACCGATGGAGAGGTTAAGATTCTTTTACAAGGATCTGTTGGAACCTTGTCTTCTTTTCAACTGAATCAGATAAAAGCTCATTTCGATGCAGAAGAAAACGATCCTGGAGGAGTTGCTCACGTTCTAGTTGATAATATTAATGAAACGGTAATCAATAAAATTGTCACAGTAAAGTTTTCTTCTGCAGATAAAATTCCTTCTCAAAGTATCCTCGATCAGATAAAAGATGAGTATTTCCTTTCCCTTACAGAAGGTCAGGACTTTATTGACACTCAACTCAAAAGCTTGTATCAGGCTCTTCCAAATTGTATTGATGTCGATGTTAATCTCCCTGGAAACGTGGACGTTCCGGCGGGGTCTCTTGCAAGTGCTGGACCAAGCTTTCAAGTTTTAGGAACGGTTTATGTCTGACCGATTCTCTTTTGATTTCAATTCCTACGTCTGGAAGAATTTAAGATCTCTGATTAAAAAACAGGGCACCTCGAGTCTTTGGTATAGAGGATTAAAATCGATTCTTTCTATTTTAGATGATAGAGCTTCTCGTCTGAATTGGTTATACCGTCAATTTTGGCTCGAAACTTCCGACACGTTAGGTCTCTCTTTGTGGGGAGTTCGTTATGGTATAGACAAACGTCCTGGTGAATCAGATGAGTCTTACCGAACTCGATTACTTCTCGCAAAACTTTTCAAGTTATCGGTTCCAACTGTCGCAACGAAACGTCAAGTAATCCAATACGCGACCGGTCTTCCCGCTGATGAAATTTCCTATGTTAAACTCTATACTTCCGAAGAAGGAAAGACAGGTTTTAAAATGGGAAGTGGAGTGAATTGTAAAATGCTTCCTCGAAAATACATTTTGACTCGATATCGTTTTATCTTTTCAGGATTGGAGGATTCATTTGATAGAAACGGCTTGTGTAAAGCAGTAGATGCGGTCAATGTGGGTGGAAACGTTCCTGAGCTTTGGGAATACAGAGGAGAATTTTATCCGTTTGTAATGGGTGGAACTCTTACAGGAAAGTTTCAATCTCGCAGATCCGAAAAGATTCGCGAGTTCGCAATCTATTAAAGATAAAGAGTGCGTAACGCACCATATTACTTAATCGCTCCTTCTTAGGAGCATCATGGAAAAGGTATTCGTCTACTCAATTGATTCGATGGAAGAATTTCCAGTCGAACGTTTAGACTCGATTAATCTTGAAGTCGAGTTATTCAATCGTGAAAAATCTGAAGATAAACAAAAGCGAATTCATCGCGGAACAATTTTTCCTCCAGAAGGATTCAAATTTGAAGGAGGAATTCTTAAAGAATTTTCCCTTTCCGAAAAAGCCGATCGTGGCTTAATCAACGTTCCACCTGATCAAAAAATCGAAAACGATCAACTTGTTCCGAAAACTACTTTAGAACTTTTGAAATCCGGTCTTCTCACCATTTCAAATTATAAAACTCAAAAGATCGCTTTCATCAATTCGAAATTCGATGACGCATTGGAGACCGTTCTTTCACGTTATTCGAAACATGAACCAATTTCATGGCCGGTGTTACGCGAACAAGCAAACGTATGGTTGATTGCTTCCACCGAAGCAAAAAACACTCTCAAAGCTCAATTCAAAGCTCTTGTAAGTGAAGCAAAGTCCGATTCCAACGAAGATATTTCAGAACTTGCGGAAACCGTTTCCACGAAGGCCGCAAAATATGAATCGTTTTCCGGAACTTGTAAGCGAATCAAAAAGGATCTGATTTCCCAAATTGAGAACAACACTAAGACGAATGTTTCGGTTCTTTACGACGAAATCGAAACGATCCAAATCGTTTTCCCTTCTTATGACGAGGTGACAAATGGATAAACTCGCAGGTATTACTTTTCCAACAGTAGGAAAAAGAGTTTTCCCAGAAGATTGGATTCACGAACAAGAATCAAAATCGGATGCAATTATAAAACGTGACATGGATGCGTTTGGCGTGGGGATTGATTCCGGCGGAACCATTGTTGTCGGTTCCGGAGCGAATCATGTAGATCTCACTGATACACTCATTGCCTATGATGAATTTGGAAAGAGAGTTTGCGTTCCAGCAACCGCGAACATCGTAGTTCCGAATAACGTAACTTTTACTCTCGTTGTTCGTCATAAGTTTCAAGAAACTCAATATGATAGCCCTTCGAATATGCCTTCCGACGGTCCGATCATTTGGCGTGACGATTCTTACGAATTTATTTGTCGCCAAGGTTCTGTCGTCGCTGGTGATATTCTACTTCGATTGATTACAACAAACGGTTCCGGCGCGGTTACATTAGGATCAGATTTGAGAGTTTGGAGAGGGTTGAAAGGAAATCGAATCAAAGACAGTGAAATTACTGAGTCAAAACTAGCAACCTCTGTGAAAACCGGACTTATTACGGATCTCCACGCGGATATCGTGACTGGGATAAACCCAGATACAAATAACCCTTTGAAGTTTGTAAAGGGAATCAATCAAGTTTATCTATTCTTTAAAAACTTTCTCGACGTAACTTTTAAACAGGAAAAGAAATTCGTTGGTGAAATGTTTTGGATGGATGATATTCGAACTCCTTCTACGGATTTTCCCGCCTTTTGTTTGGCTTCTCCAGATCAGTTGATCAATGCGAATGGTGCTGGAGGGATGCCGGACTTGGTTTCCTATTGGCTGAATAAACCTTTTCGTTACGATCCACTCGGAACAAATGTGATCGATTTTGATGCAATCAGTTACACAATTTCGAGTAACGTTCTTACTGTGACGTTCGCAAACACGACAGCATGTCAAAAAATGATCGATGCACTTGTTGAGGATAATCTTGTTCATGGTTCTTTTACGAATTGGATGACTGGAACCTTACAACAAGCAATCGGTGGAGTTCCCACAAACGCAACCCTTTCTATTTCAGCTCTTTCATCGGGAAGTAGGACGATCAGTTTTACCTGTGCAGCCGCGAATTCAAGTGGATCACTTTCTGGAGTTAAGGTTCGTTTTTACAAACATAGATTGCCAGATATCACCGCAGGAACTACAATTACGAATCAGGTCCGTCACTTTGCGGTTCAAGGAAGAGGATTTGTGTCGGTGATGGATTCGGATAGTGAGTGGGTTGGCGGTTTAAGGAGAAGGGATCGATTTCAGGGGCATGTCATTCAAGGAATTCAAAATGGAGGAAGTGCAGTTATGCCAGGCAGTTTCATTGGAACGGGCAACCCCTTAATACCATCCAACGATGGGATAAATGGACCTCCGAGAATGGGTAAAACTACTGATGCCCGAGGTTTATCAGCATTTCCTTATGTGTTTGTAAAAAGGGTTTTGTAGAGGGAAACTATCTTTAGTTTAGGAGTTAGTGCGCAACACGCTTTTCAGTGTTGCGCGCAAATAAATCATACAATAGATAGGTTTCGTAGCAACACCACAGTCTATAAAAGATTTAAAAATGAGATTCTTCATTCTAGGTTTTTTAGACAATTTCTAAGTTATTAGAAATTGTATGTTTTAAGGATTTGGAAATGAAATTCTCAATTTTTATAAAAATAAAAAAATAACTTTATAGAAGTATTATATTCAAAAAATAGTATCTAAAATTTCTGGGCAATTCCAAAAAAGAGAGTGGTAGTCAAAACTTGAAATTCCAATTTACGAGAAAATTGATTTGTGACGAGCATTGAGGTTTGATTGTCTGATTCGGTAAGAGGGGTAATACTTCCGTTTTCTCTCAAATAAAAACTTGCAGATTCTCCGTTAAAGGTTCCGGATAGGGAAGGAATATTGATCCAGGAAAATGCAATTCCCAATTGAATACTTGCAGATTCTGTAATTCTTCTGCTGACCGCACCTTCTAAACGGAATTCTATACCGGTACCGCTGAGTGAACCTTCTTGACGAAAGGTTTCTTTGCCGGAAGTTGCGTAACCTTCTGAGTCCCAATATACTTGAGACATTCCGGCTCCTAATCCACCTTGAAAAATCCAGCGTTTGTAATTCCATTCGTGCCAATACATGAGAAGCGCATAAGGATTGGAAATTTTAAATTTTAAATCTGTATAAAAAGGCTCCGAAGAGAATTGCTTTAAGCCGAATTTCTGCCACTCTCTGTAACCTCCGATGAATCCGATCTGGCTTTCGGAAGCGATTCTTTTACGAATGAAAAGTTCTACTTGAGTGGTTTGTTTGGGTGGATCCAGTTCCGTTTTAGAGGCAACTCCGGGATCGTATGTGTTTGTAAAACCTCTTAAGAAAGAATTCAATCTATCTTCTCCCTTGTATCCAATACCAGCTCTAAGCCCCAACTCCCAGTTCTCTTCTTCTGGATTGGGGATTTCCAAGGCGGGTTTGACAGAATGAGTTTTTATTTTAGAAGACTGCGCCTTTAAAATGGAATAGGGGCAAAATAAAAAAAATAAAACACTTAGTAAGATCCCGAAAATTTTGCTGGTAGCCCTCAT